GTGCATTTTCGACAGCACGAGCTTGTATTTGGGTCATTGGAAACTCCATAGTGAGGTGTAGTTTCCCGTTCCTTCCCACCATTCTTGTGGTACTTGCGTCTCCTAATGTTAGGAGATGAACGTATTTATATTGTAGCTATTTTAACGAACGACCTAGATCGAATTCAAATATAGCTCCTTGTAAGAAATGCTTTAACTTAAATAGTTCTTCTTGATCGACATCACCTTGCCCTGTCCATTTCTCTAGTGTCATTGACACAGCACAATGGAGCGCACGTATTGCACGCTCATTAAACTCAACAGCAATATGTAAATCTTCCATAGAGACTATTGTATCAACCACAAATTATCTAATGAGTGGCTGCCCAATTATCTCCATGGTCTGCAGCAGCAGTAATCGGAACACGGAAGTTGTAGTAACGGCCTGCTTGAGGAGCAGCAGCTACTAGAAGCTCTTTGACACGGTCTACTTCTGCGGGTACTACAGACAGTTGAACTTCATCGTGTACGTAGGCACAGCGGGTGTAGTCGTTGTCATAGGCAAGTCCTGCTTGATCAAGTAAGTCTTGACCAATGACACACCACCGCTTACTCAAAATCGCACCACATGACTGAAGCAGGAAGTTCAGTGAACTATGTTCTGCACGACAGAAGATAGGACGTCCGTCTAACGCCTTGAGTTGACCAGCGCTGCGAACTTTTGCTTTGACTGCATCAACCAGTGGCTCTAGACCAGGAATAGCGTCAAGAAACTTACGTCGTAGTTCTGTGCCAAGAGATTTCTTTTGAGCGTCACTAAGTTCAGGATGCAAAATGTGACCTAACTTCACATCTCCAGCTCCATAAATGAACCCATAAACTAAACTTTTTACCTCAGATCTTGTGCACCCGACGCGCTCTGCATTCTGTGTATGAATGTCACCGTTGACGACAACATCAGCAAAAGCCCCCTCATCGAAGACGGCTAGGTAGTGCCCAAGCGCCCGAAGTTCGAGTCCTTCTAAGTCAGCCCCCACCATGACCATGCCAGGGTGTGGAATGAATAGCTGACGTGCCCACGGTGCACTTACGACCTGCCCCAAGTTGGGACCCCGATGCGCATTTCTACCGCTGATCGTTGCTAGTGAACAGCTGTGGTGAATGCATCCGTCATCTTCAATGGTGTTGAACCAAGAGTTAGATCCTTCAGACAACTGTCCCATCCACTTCTGCAAAGTCAGCAGCCGGATAAACATCTCACACTCTTCATGCAGTTTGGAATTTCCTTGCTGCAGTGCAGTGTCGCGTAGTTCAGACAGTGTCGCTTCATCAACTTTAGGCTTGCCTGTCTCAGTGACTTTTACAAACCTAGCTTTGCTGAAGTTCTGCAGAGCCCACGCAATATGTTGACGGCTTGTGGGATTGAAGTCGAGCAGCTTTGTCATAGGTGCACCTGCGAAAAAACCTTTGGTTTTATTTGAACGCTTAGGTGTATAGACCTTGCCAGGAACGTAAATGAAACGTTTAGAGATTTGATTCTGTAGATCAGACATCTCCTGCTCAAATTCACCACGAACCCGTTCAGCTGCAGTTAGATCAAAGCGGAATCCGCTTGCTTCCTGTTGGGCCATGATGCTGGCCATTCGCATTTCAAGTGTGACGGAATCAATCAGTTTCATCTTTATTAGTATCCTTCTCTGAATCAGTGGTTTTGTAAAATCCGAATTTTTCTTTGACAGATTCTTCTCGCTTTGTAATGCGTTCTTTTTGAGCTAACTTAGCTATGTTTTCCATAACTTTCAACGTATCTTCAGTAGATGCGTTGTCAGGCATACGCTCATCAACAATGTTGAAGAGTGGAAAAAAGATATCTGCTGCTTCTGTGATTTCTTCAGAAGTCAATGGTGCATTTTTATCAGGCATAGTCGCTAATTCTCCGTTGCATAAGTTGCCATAGTTTGAGAGTGACCTCAGTGTCTTGGATGCAGTAATCCAACATTTCAGGTGTATAGACAGCCCAGTTGCCATCATGCTTACCAAAGTCACCTTTGAAGCACTTCAACCTGTAGCCCCAAGCTTCTAGGGAGTGTCGGCCATATAGGCGTTGAGGCATGCCTAGGGGACGACGTTCGTGATCTCTATCCATGATGTGTGGATAGAACAAACGGCTGAGTACAAGAGTATCCATTGCTTGACCTTTAGGTGCAAAATCTGGATACTGTTCTTTAAGCAATGGAATATCATATCCGATAATATTGTGTCCGATGATTACATCTGCATCTTCGAGTTGTTTGATTCCTTGAATCAACGCACGTTCAGGCTGATGATCAAAAACATGAGTGCTGCTATCGACAGCATCACGCATAACCATGCAGTGAATAGTAGATCCGCGCCGCAGTAATCCAGTGGACTCAAGATCAAATAGGAGTTGTGTTTTCATCGAAGGTATGTGTTGCATTGTTTGGATCATATTCATCTGGCGCAAACGGGTTTGCTTCCGGGAAGAGAGTTTCGTCAATATGTCTGTCATTTGAATTCTTAGTAAATCTGGGGTCCTCATCTTCAAACATTGGCTCAATAGCAATGTTTAATTCACGAGCTAGACGGGCAGAACGTCTAAACTCTTCTTTGTAATACGGTTCCCAGTCGTGGGCAAGTAGAACAATCTTTTTGATACCCATCATGTGTGCTTGAAACACAGATGTTGAAAATGGATATCTTGTTGTATAAATCACGCCTCCAATAGCAGAAGTCCCTGCTTTGGCGGCTGCTGCAACTGCATATGAAATGCAATCAATTTCAACCATGCTATCCGTCAGTATGCTTCTTCCATCTCCAATAATTTCTCTATCACGAACAATAATACATCCACCTGGACATTTTGGATGTGTTGATGCTTGACCAATTGTCTTTGCTACATTCATGAAGAATCGTTCTTTATTTTTGATGTAAGTCGGGTCACCTTTAGGGCTCGGCATATCCACAATATATGATTCCAGTTCCTATATTAAGTAAGGAGAAATCAATACGCGAGACAAACTCATGAACGAAAAGAATAGCTTTTTTAGCAACGGTGATTATATTTCTGGGTTTAGCAATACTAAATTTAGTACTTGGGAATATATTGATCCAGTTACTACAGACATGGTGAATAGCCCTGCTCACTACACAGCAGGACGTCATGAAGTAATTGAAGTCATTGAAGATGCAATTGACAAAGCACCGAGCTGTAAGCAGGGCTTTTTACAAGCACAAGTTCTAAAATATATTTTACGTATGTGGCATAAATCAAATAGCAAAGAAGATGCAGAAAAAGCACAGTGGTACCTCACTAGATTGATAGATTCGTTAAACTATTAAAGCCGCAGATATGCGGCCTTGTTGTCAGCAGCGTTGAAAGAATAGATAATTTTTTCTTAGCTCAAGTGTCTCATGATCTTGAATGTGTGGCAATAAATTCTCAAATGTAAAATCAAGGTCATGTGTACTGTGTGTAAAACATACAGATATACCTTCGCTTAGTTCAAGATTGAAAGGTTGATACCACCCTGTAATAGTCAAAGAGTTCCAAGGCTCTAATCCTTGTGATATCCAACTGTTCAGTTCCTCTAGGCGCTGAGCAGTTTTTATTATGTGTCTTTCATGTGCAACGGATTTTGGGATACATGCAACTGCATCTTTATAGAAAAGTGCATGTTTCCACATTAGTGTGCCATCTTTCAAAATCAAACGACAAGGATGAACCCGATCATTGGAAGGAAGAGTAAGCAAATAATCCGGTGCAATATGTTTTGACATTAAATACTACCTTTGTTTTCTTCGTAGTACTCAAGATCTTTAATCCAATTATCTCCTGCGTACTCACTATAGATAACACGACCAAGATCTCTAAAACTGTCATAAAACAAAGAGACTTTGTCTATATCAGTCAGTGCTTGGCTAATTGGAGGACCATATACGATTAGGTTCCATGTAGAAGGAGATACTGGCTCAAAACCATTAGCTGTAGCACGCAGTTGTTTTACTCGTTTAAAGGGAATGCAGATTGGATAGTCCCATACAACAGGTGCAGCCCGTAGTAGTTCTGAAGCACTGCTGAATAAAACAAAACTATTAATATATCCATTGCGATATTCACTCAGAGTTTTGTTAAGCCAGATGCGACAGTCCCGTACAGCTCCTTTGGGTGCGACCCATACATTTCCGTGCCAATGCTCTTGAAGAGGATTTACTTCAATGCTTGGTACAGAGGTTGCATCTACAAGCACTTGCTGAACAGGGTCAGAAGTTGGATCAAAATCGATGCTACCCATGACAGCACGAGCACGATCAATGATTTGAGGTGTCGGATATAACGGGAGTTTTAATCCTTTGGCAGCAAGCTTATCCGATAAATTCTTCTGCGAGCGCTCTAAGGCCCTCTTGGCACCGACCTGCTTCGACTGCAAA